TTGGATTCCGAGGAAACCCAAGGGAACTTGATTTCATGTTCCGTGGTCGCTCTCAATCACCTGAAGGGTTGAATGAGGCTATGGTACTCAGTCAAATCCCTGTTGAAAAACTTGTGCGAATTTCTCCTCCTAACTCATCGTATCACCAAACACCTCAATCAATCGCTCGCTACTATGGTATGTTAGAAGGACAACGAAAAGACCTACTGGATGAGGGTAGGTGGGCTGACACGGTACCATATGCTGAGGCGGCTAACGCATGACACTCATTCGGGACACCGTTGTTGGTCGGTACAACACCGATGCAACTGAAGTGATGACCCATGTGCGTAAGCCAGTGTTCGTGGACAACGCGGTACACTACGGCAGGCTCAGCGTGCAGCGCAGCGGTAAGCCCAAGGTGACCGTGGAGCGCAACATGACGCGCACTTTGCAGGTCATGCCCGAGCGGGAGTACACGCTTGTTGAGGGTGAGTCCGACGTGCAACTGACGCACAAGAGTGCTGACGGTCATTCCTACTCAGGTACGCCGTATTTTGGTACCGATGTAATTTCCAATTCAAATCAGCCTAAGTTGTTGTACAACGTATCGAATTATGCGCAACGGCTTGTCGGTGATAGCATCACTGACCGTGCCGTGGGTATCCTCATTGGTATGAAGAACATGAAGGGGCGCACGCTGCAATCCATCGGTTTCGACGGTGACGGTGTGCGGCTTGGTCAACCCGTGGGCGTTGGACTGCGTACCAGTGACCTTGCGGTGCGATTGGGTGAGGCAGCAACCAACGGTACGACCAGTGTTGGCCTATCACGCCCGCGCAACACGTCCACGTCTTATCGGAATCATAGTACTCGATTCGTCGGTCAAGATTTCAACAACTCCAATTTAATGACCGCGTTGCGCTTCCTTGGTCGTCATGACAGTCGCATTGTTTTGCTTGACCGCTTTGGAAATCTCCTGTACGTGCCTGTCACGTTCAGTGAAAGCAACATCGAAATCAACAACGACGGTGGACTTGGTACCATCAAGGAAAACCCAGTGGACAACACCACCAACGCCGTGACCATTCAAGGCCTCCCGTTGGCACTCAACGATATGGTCATCGTCACCGTCAGCGATGCTGAGGGACAGGTTGAGGAAATCCGCGAAGACCCCTCACCAATCGTTGACCACACCGTACGCTCCACAAACACTGCACGTCGTACTGCACGACAAATCCTGAAGGGTCAGTCATTGACCAAGGGTTCTCTCACATCAAGTGGCAACGAGAACATGACGCATGTGCGCCCCGGTACGGTCATTCGATTTAACGGCAAGAACAAGGTCGTCACGGAGGTCGTACACAAGCCGCTTGAGTCCATCAGTGACTTCACCATGCTAAACATCGAAACGGGGCTTGAGGGGGTCTTGCAGGGCATTGGTGAGTCATCCACGGTGCTCAGCAACAACGAGAACCCCTCGACCTACGTGCAGCGTATCGAAAGCAACCTGTCGTTCTTCGGTGAAGTGGACCTCATCATCAGCGCCAAGGTGACGAGCAGGCGCGTTGAGGGCACTGCAATCCTCATCGGCGGCGTTAAAGGGACGCGCACACGTGGCAAAATTGGTGGCAACGGGTTGCCCATCGGAGTGACCAAAGGGCCGGAGGAGGTGAACTGATGAGTCCAATTGATGCTGCTTGGTCCTTGCTGAAGGCAGGTCGGCAGATGAAGTTGTACAACTACATTGAGAACTACCCCGGTAAAGAGCCTGTGACTGCGTACAGGGGAGTGCCTTCGATGTCAACGGTACCACAAGATACCGGTCGTTGGTATCAAAAAGATAATGACATTGATTTGGGTCAACCGGGTACGTGGTGGGCTGACATGAATACAGTCGAGCCTCATGCTACTGCGTCGTTCTTTGCAAATGCCAACTTCGACAACACAGAAGGTACACCTGTTGTACTTGGGCTTCGTGGCCCAATGGAGGCTCAAGGGAGGGTGCAACGAAGGCAGGATTGGAACCCAACAAACGAACGGCTTCTTTCGGAAGCGTTAATTTCTCACGATAAACCGATTGATTGGGACAACATCGTATTCTCAAAACCATCTCAAAGTGTGACCGAAAACATGACTGAGGATGAAGAAGAGGCGTGGATGAAAACGCAACCGGGGTGGTACTGATGCCTGTGTCGAATCATCTGCGCCGTTTGCTGATTGAAACAATCAGGGACAACATCAACGAGGTGACGCTTGGTTTCGATGGTACACCTGCGACCAGTGACGACGGTGCAGCGGGACGACCTGCCATCACACTCACGCCCGAGGTGACCATCATTGACGAAACATCAGTGTTGGTTGAAGCGACCGTGCCTTTCGATGAGTCTTTCACTGAGTCACTGCGAGAAGTGTATGTACAGATGCGCAACACCAATGACTTCCTGCCCGTGGGGCGATTCAACATCGTACCGTACACGAAGAACGGGTCTAAGGAAACGAAAATCCAAATCATAATCGAGGTGGAATGATGGCAGGCAACCCACTTTCAGGACATACCAAGGCCAACATGACGCTCAGCGGCTCAGCGCAGCCTGCTGATGGGTTGAAGGACGGGGACCACATTCTCAGTCCAACGCTGACCAACTTCCTTGAGGGAATCCACGGCAACGGGATTCTGCTTGAAGAAGACACCGCGTACGGGGACGGGGACCGCGATGACCCTGAGAACCTACCCGGTGCGTGCAATCAGCAGACGAACTCCTACACGTTCCGCGTGCAGGGTGGACTGGCCGTTCTTGATGGTGTCCTGTATGCCTTTGCAGATGGACCGGGCAACAGTACGGACATCGTAATCAGCGCCTCCAGTACGAGCAAGACGGGTAGCCCTACGGCCCTGACGAGTGGACAAGAAGCACTGGTGGTCGTGTACCTGTCTGCTGACGACAACGCCAAGCACGTGTACTGGGAGATGGGCACGGCGGTCACGACGGCATCCAACACCTACCCCACCACACCTTCTGCTTTCCTCAACACACCCGGCTCGTTGACCAACCGCAACACCACGGTGCTTGCTACGCTACGTGTCGTGTACAGTGCAAGTGGCGGTGACTACGACGTGAGTATCACCGAAATCAACGACAAGCGTACAATCTTGCGTCCAAGCCCTATTTACTTCAGTCCTGTAACAAGTGGAGCGGTTGCTGCAACTACGGCTGCAACGAATCCCGATGCATTCCATTCCGGTGACGAAGCGGGTAGCCTTGCAGGTAGCCGCGTTGGGGCACTATGGCAGTCATACAACGCTGATGGTGACTCGCTTCTGTACTACTCAGCCAAGACGGACAGTAGCACCCGTCATACTCACGTGCTCGGTCCATCGAGCGTCAAGGCGTTGACGCCCAGTTCCACAACGACGTTCACGTACGACGAAAGCAGTATTTTCGTCATCACACCCGGCTCAGCACACCAGTTCAACCCAAGCGGCACGTTCCCCAAGGGGCACATGGTGTTCGTCAGCAATCACGCAGCGCACGGTACAAACGGCATTACATTCGACAACGGCGGCCTTGGTAGCATCATCTTGGGCAAGGAGTCTGCACTCTTTGTGTACGACGGTAGCAACTGGAAGAGCGTCATTTTCGCAAGCGGTGCGACTTCACCTAACGGTCATGGTGCAACAGGCATGGTGCAGTTGTCTGACGGTGGTGGTGGGTTCACAAGTGATGCCAAGTTGTTTTGGACTACTGCTTCGTCCACTCTTACGGTCAACGGCAAACTCACTGTAACCGGACTCATTGACCCAACTGGTTTGGTCATTGACGAAAAAGCCGACGTTGCGGCCACAGGCCACACCACCGCAGCAGGCAAAGGCTTGCTTTGGGTCAAGAACGATGCACCAAATCGCCTCTATTTCACAGACGATGCAGGGACCGACAAGAAGGTGATTCATGCTACGGATAGCGTTACTGAACTCAGTGATGTGAGTAACGCCGGGTCGGGCATCATCATCTCCGGTGCCGAACGCACGAAACTGACCAACATCGAAACGGCGGCAGATGTCACCGATGCGACCAATGTTAAGGCGGCACTTAACGGAATGAGTCTGTCTGACATCGGCTCACCTGCTGCCGCAGACCGCGTGTTGATTCAGGATGCAGATGATTCAAACAACATCAAGTATGCTGACTTCAGCGATTTTGGTAGTGGCTCAGGGACAGTCACAAGTGTCGCTACGACGGCACCCATCACGGGTGGTACAATTACCGCTACGGGAACAATCGGCATCAGCGCCGCCACGACGAGCGCAGCAGGGTCAATGTCTGGTGCGGACAAAACGAAACTCGATGCTATCGCATCAAGTGCTACGGCAAATGACACTGATGCAAACCTGAAGAATCGTGCTAATCACACGGGTACGCAACTTGCTGCCACCATCAGTGACTTTGCCACCGCAATTGCTTCTGACCCAACAGTTGCAGCAAACACTGCTAAGCAGGGCTTTGTTGACCCACTGTACCTCACCGCTAAGGTTGGTTCCAACACCAACGATTCGGGACTCACGGCAGGCACGTGGCACAAGGTTGAGTACTGGGACACGATTAGCAACAACACTCTCGCTCTTGACAGTGCCACAGATGGTGAAAAGTTCACCGTTGGCTCCGGGCAAGGCGGTCTGTATTCCATTCATGCGCAGGTGGGTTGGGTGGCTTCAAACTCGACGCTTCCATCAGTCGCCACAAGCCCATATCAACTTCACGTTGCCATTTACGTCAATGGTTCTGTAGTGGTGAGGCAAGGAACTGCGACTGTCGGTAGCCCTTCTGCGAAGACCGCGCCGGTTTCAACAGAAATTGTGTTGGCTGACTCAGACTACGTTGAAATTTACTTCTTCGTTCGCAAAGAAGATGACACTGGTAATAGTGGCACTCAACAACTACGCGGTGGAGAATACTGTCGTTGGTCCGTGCGAAGGATTGGTGCATCCTGATGAGTAAAACAATGCAAGAGGCCATTCAAGGCCAATACCCCACGCTTGACTTTGCCGAGTACGCGGTAGTCACCTCGTCCTCATCAGGGCAAACATACCATGCTGACCAGTGGCCCGCATCGGGCTTTGGTAACGCGCCTACGCTCACTCAAGTGCAAACGTGGATGGCTTCATAGTCATTTTTCACGCCAAAAGTGACCGCATTCGCGGCATTCAAGCAACTTCAATTTTGTATTGGTGCCATCTAAATACGTGGCCTGCAACCTATGCGGAATGTGCCAGTGGCCGCAGCGACGGCACTTTGACTTCAGCCGGTCAAGGAGTCTCCCCATGCAAGTCAGCCTCCATACAGTCCTCGCAAATGCCTTCAATCAGATGGCACTTCATGCAAGGACGGCGGCAGACTAAGCATGTGGTCACTCCATCTGCCTCCGAGCAATGATGTCGTCAATACGTAGGATTGCGTTGCTGACTTCAGCGGCGCTGAGAACGGCCTGACGAACAAGCGCAGCAGGTTCCACCACCTGAGCCTCAAGCAAGTCCATCACACCACCGTTGACCACATCGGGTCCGGCGTGTGAGTTACCACTCATCAGTTCGTGGCGCATGTCAAGGATGGTGTTGAGAGGGTCGTGGCCTGCATTCTCAGCGATGGTGGCAGGAATGGACTCCAACCCGTCTGCAAACGCTTCAATGGCCATCTGAGCGCGTCCACCGATGGTACTTGCATGAGAGCGCAGATGCATGGCCATACGTGCGTAGGCGTTGCCACCACCCGTCACAACCATACCGTCATCCATGACAAGAGACACGACACCAAGGGCGTCATCGAATCCGCGCTCCACTTCATCAAGCGTGTGCGTCGTGGCACCGCGCAAGACGAGTGTAGCCTCGTTGCTCTCATGGTCGTTTTCCACGAACAGGTACCACACGTCGTTGTGACGCTCACGGCGCACCTGTGCGTCAACGCTGCTCTCAACCTCACTGGGGGTTTGATGGATAATGGCACCCGTGGCACGACTCAACGCACGCACGGTGGACTCAGGGGTACGACGCACCACCATGATGTCGTGCTTCTTCAGGTATGCAGCAACGTGGTCGTTCACGCCGTCACGTACGAAGACAACGCCACCCTTCGGCAACGCATCCACAAGATGCTTTGCGTCCGTGATGAGTGCTGCATTTCCACCCTTCTTGTAGGACTGGTATGCATTCGCATCCATTTGCACCTGCACGTTGTCCTCGCCTTTCTCATGGTCAAGACCGGTGTTGATGAGCACGATGTGACCGTAGCCATCAGACTCACTTTCATGCACGTAGTCCTTGTTGACGATGATACCACCGTACAGGTACGAGTCTTCGATGGAGCCACCGGGGAAGGACACGACCTTGACACTCTCAGCGTCCCCGCCTGCCTTGGTCACGGCTTCCACGCACAGTTGAGACACAGTGTCAATGGACGATTCCAACGTCTTGCCAGTAATGGCAGTACGAGCAACCCACGAAAGCACGTCTTTGCGATAGAGCGACACATGTTGCTCAAGGTATTCCACTGCCATATGAGCGGCTTCGTGATACCCACGGCAGATGACGTTAGGATGCAGCCCCTTCTCAAACAGGGCTTCTGAATTACCGAGCAGGGCACCCGCAAGCACAACCGTACTCGTAGTACCGTCGTAGCACAGGCTTTCCTGCGTCTTGGCAATCTCGGCAATCATCTTGCCACCGGGATGCGACACGTCCAGTTCACGGAGAATCGTCGCACCGTCGTTTGTGACGATGACGTTGCCGCCACCATCAACCATCATCTTATCCATACCCAACGGTCCCAGTGTGGACTTGACGGTTTCAGCAACCGTCTTTGCCGCCCTAATGTTGTGTACTTGCGCCTTGCTTTTGTTTGGTTCTTCACTCACCATTCCACCTCCAATTCAATCACTTCCCCTGTCTTCATGACACGGGAGCGAATATAGCCGTTCGATTTACCGAACGTGTACAGGTCGTGCGTTAAGCGAGCGTCACTAAGGCAGTACTGTGCCACCTCGTCGTACTTGCCTGCACGCCATGCTTCAGGTGCATCGTGGCTGCTCATCAGTTTCGCATCCGAAAGCGTGTGCTTTACCAAATCACCAAGGGCGGATTGTACACCACCCTTAACGGTCATGCCTGCCTTTTGCACAAGCAACTTGGTGTCCACGATGGCATCAGACTTGCCAAGCAGGTCACCCGCAGTCCAACAGTCCAAAGCGTCACGCAGAACAGGTAGGTCAAACTTGCGAATGTTGTGCCCAAGAATGACGCCGCCATCTTCGACGTACTTGGTGAGGTCTTCACCCAACGTACGTGGGTGTAGGTCTTTGACCGTAGCATCAACATCAACGGCCTTGTTGCAGTACACGTTGCCTACGGCTCCGTCCCACGTTGCAACCACGGTTGGCTCAAACGATGCAGTCTTATCCCAACCGCCAATCTCGTACGAGTAGTTGCCCGTTTCAATGTCCAATGCAAGTACGTTACTCATGACAACACCACCTTGTAATTCTTCATCACTTTGTTGGCTGCGTTGATACATGGTTCGCAAGCAAAATACTGAGCCACAGGCTCATCATGTGTGGTCACTTGAGTGACCTCTATCAACTCTTCGTTTAGCAAGTACTCGTCTTCACACGGGTCACCCGCTGAACTCCAGTACTTGACACGAAACTCACAACGCATCAGGCATCACCCTTCCGTCGTAGGTAAATGCGACCGCCGCTCTTCTTGCCGGAGAACAACTTAGAGCCGAAGTCCTTGAAGTGACGCTCAGCCGAACTCTTGGAAAGCCCGGTAGCGGTCATGTATGCTGCCACCACGTTCTGCTTCCTACGCCATCCGTCACCCATGCCTTCAATCTCGTACTGCTGACAGACGTTGTATGCGCTCACCATGTCGTTGAGCAACTTCTGCTCCTTGTTCTTGTTGCCGCCAATCTCCACGGAGTCCTCAAGCCATGAGATGAGATTGATGAACAAGTCGAGCAGAATTTCATGCGCCATGTCCACGTGGTGTGCTTGAATCACCTCACTACGCTCAAGCACCGCCATGTGAAGTGAAAAGATACCGAGGTAGTTTTCAATGGCGGGTGTGAATGAGGCCACGATTTCAGACATGGATGGGTCCATGTCACGTAGCAGGTCGTACACTTCCTCAGATGCCTGATGCAGTGCAATCTCGTAGTTCTCATCAGCAGTGAACATGTCCCACATGTGAGACTGCACCAATTCTTCTTTCTCGTCCTTGTGCATTTCGTCCCACACGCTGAACCTAATTTCAGCAAGGTTCAGCAACTTGTCCCGCACCCACTTCTGTGTTTCACGGAAGTACTCGTACAGGTCTTCCCTTGAGTACTCAGTCGTCACTGGCTTACGATAGAAGGTACTGAGGCGCTTCATGCTCACGCCTTGCCGCTCATCCATGTCCCAGTGCTTCCAGTACAGGAGAACACGTTGGAAGATACCTTTGGTCAGCACATACTCCTTCACACCCTTGGGAGGGTACGTCGTAATCCACATGGACACACTTGACTCAGCCTCGACCTTGTTGCCCTTCATGTGCTTGACAAGCGTATTGTTACCACTGCCGACTGGGTTGCAGGCGGTTTGAAGGTACAGGACCGTTTCCTGACTGTGCTTACCGGGGTTGAGAATGATGGAACCTTCATCGAAGTTGATGGCCTTGCGACCTGCGAGCAACCCGTCAATGGTTTCGTACTCACCGGTGGGCTTACCATCACCGTCCATCACGGCTTCCGTCGAGCCAATCAGCCCTGCGTCTGTACCCGATGCGAACAACTCGATGGGCACTTCGGCATGCTCGCAGATGTCACTGATGAAGTTCCAAGCAATGGACTTCCCCGTACGTGAAGGTTGAATCCAAAACACGTGTACTCGGGGGTCGAGGTGAGTATCACCGGTGGGAATACGAATGTAGGGTAGGATAGCCTGACCCTGTACGAAAAAGAAGGACAGGAGGCCGGGCACCTCGTTCTTCATTGAAGTGAGTGAGAAATGATGCAGGTATGCATTCAAGATGTCATGCTTCTGTACTGCCGTGTAGTTTTTCGGTTCCATTGAATCTCCTCCATCCCTCTTCCCTTTGGTTGGTTAAATACCTCGGCGGACTTTTCGCTCCTGTTTGACGGCTTCTTCACTCGTCAGTACGTTGGTGAGAAGGCGTCGGCGTGATTCACCGAAACCCTTCACCTGCTTCAGTGACTCCGGGTGCGCCATCTCTTCGATACTACCACACTTGTCGAGTAGCCTTTCTGCAATCTCACGCCCGATGCCCGGTACGGCCATCAGCATGTCCATGCGAATGTCATTGGATGATACACGGCGTAGCGCGTGGGCACCGTGCGCACTGGCGGGCTTGTGCAACTTGTCGTGCAAGCGTACGATGAACGATGCAGCCTCACTTGTATCAGTGGTGTACAAAACCTGACACTCAAAGTCAGCCATGATGCGAGCAAGCGTGCCCATCAGTTCGTTTTGTACACGCGAGTAGGACACCTTCTTGCCTGCTGCCTTGGCTTGGGCGAGGTACTTCTGGACCGAGCCGTGGACGACGAGGAAGAACCGCTCAAAGTTGGCATCCATGTTGTCCAACTGACGCCACAGGTGACCGCTATGCGACGACATGAACAGGTCGTTGATGCTCTTGGCCTCAATCAACGCACCGCCCAGTTGGTAGTCGCCCACCACAAGGGACTGACGTACGACAACGAGGCCACTCTTCGCGGCTTTACGTTGCACTGATTCGCACAACATACCACGCTCATTTGAGTCAATGATGAGGTCAGGCTTCGGCATCAGTCAATCCCTCCCATTTTGCACCTTTGCTCATGTTGTCGAAAGCCCATAGCGGTTGCAGGTTCTCCAACGCCCAACACGCCTTGAACTCAGGGTCGTCCACGGAGGTGAACGTGAAGGATGAAACAGGGCGAATGTGGTCAATGTGCCAATCGTCTATGTTGTCCCACGACATGCCTTCAACGAACAGTCGCTCAAATCTTTGAATGAACATCTCGGGGCTGAAGTCTAAGGTCTGCCAAACATCAACGGCTTTTCTTTCACCCTTGATTCTCCTTCTGATTCCCATTGCGAACCTTGCAGAAATCCTGTTCACCGGCTTCGCGTAACGGTCACTTCTCAGTTGCTTTGAACATTCATCGGAACACGTTTTCGCCCTCCTGATTTTTTTGAACTGAGTTCCACAAACCGCGCAATCTGCCAAAACAGGGTTCTTGGCTCTCCGTCGAGCGGAGCGTAATGCCCAATTTTTTCTGTAAACGGAACACTTCATTTTTTCAGCGTGTTTCGCTCGTAATTTCTCAGCATTCTTTTGAGCGTATTTTCGCCCACTTTTTCGCCTACTAACCAATTTGCACTCTTCAGAACAAAGAGTAATGAGTTCATGGCCGCGCCCGTATGGGGGTTGGAAAACCTCGCCGCACTCAGAACATTGGCGAGGTTTTGCGCCCCCGTGCTTCTTTTCCCGCCTTTGCCTTGCCAAAGAGCGCCTGCATTCATCGGAGCATATTTTGGTTCTCACGTCCGATGGTTGGAAAGAAGAGCCACATTCGATGCACTCTTTCATGGGGAGAGGGGGAGGGGGAGGTTGAGCCGCTTTCTTTCTTTTTCGATAAGCAATCTGTCGAGCAAGTCTTCGCTCTCGCTTGCATTCAGGGGAACAGGCAACATCGCACGTGAGCGGCTTAAACGTCGTGCCGCATTCGATGCACTCGCGTGTAGTGGGCATCAGTCAACCCCCCAGTAGCCTTTGTGAAGATGACAAGTAGAGTTTGGTTTAACTGCGGTTGTGGTACACCGTTCCCTTGTTTTGTGATTCATGGCCGAGCACTGTGTTGCTCCTGCGTGACGACTGCAATAACCATTCTTTTCGTTGGCCCAGTAATTGCAACGACCCCTGTTGTGAGGGCGTTGACCTTTACATCTCCATTCTTCAGAAGGCGGTTCCGAGCGACAGGCGGAACAAACAAATGTTGTTTCATCATGTTTGACCGCTTTACGCATACCCCATGTACCACACAGAACACATTTCAATCGCGGCATCAAATCTCCCCCGTTCCGTCGTAGTACTTGCATTTACCCATGCAATACCCTTCTTGGTACAGGGTAGCACATGTTGCACTTGAGTAGCCCGTCATCACGATGCTGCGCACCTGCTCATCAGTCTTCTCGGGTTTGTAGTCAACCCAACCCTGCTGCGCGATGAACGAGTTGATGGTCAGCACATGCTCTTCCTTCTCTTCGTCCGTGATGCGCCAATGCGGGAAGAACATGCGAAGGCGGTCTGCAAGGTAGGAGGCGAAGTGGTATCGCTCCCTGTGGGTAGGGTTGCCCCCACCCATCGCTCCCTGTGCAAGACAGGGCAACACGTGAATATCAGACAGACTGGTGGTCGGTAGGCTCACTGGCTCAAGGTTCATCATCTGCTTGAGAACCGACTCCTTGACCTCAAACGCCACTGGTGTTGTACCGAGCGGTATGTACCCCGAGTGTGGCCCCATGGCCATTTCCATTAGGTCGTCGTATGAGGCTGAAAGAACTTGCTTGCTCGTCAACGGTACGCCCCAACAATCACGACGGGCGTTGTACGAGTTCGGAATGCGAATCATACCGCTTGTGTCGAATGCCACAGTCGGGTCGTTGCAACGCAGTACACCAATGTCCTGCTCCCACTGGTTGATGAGCAAGCGTCCAGTGTACTTGATTTGAGACAACTCGCCACCTGATGCGGGTTCAAGCGTACGGTCAAGCGGAATCCAAACGTGGTACCCACCACCGCTGAACCACACGAAGTGCTTGGTGTCGTGACTCATCAGATACCTGTGCAACCTGCGCACTTCATCCTGCGGTTTGTCAAACGATACGTCTGCGCCTTTGGCCTTGAAGTCCTTGCAGTCGAAGTCCATGACGAAGTGATGGATGCGTGGAGTGTTGTAGTCCACGCGGTGATGCTTCGGTGCAGTCGTCTTGTTGTACCCATACGCCGTCATGTACACGTTACCTGAACCACTCTTGCCGTTCCAGTACGACTCCAACTCTTCAGGCGTACGCACGATACGACGCCACCCGCGTTCCCCGTTGCTTGGTAGTTCAAGCACTTCACGGGGAAAGTCGAGTGGCACGAACGTCATGGTATCACCACTTGTTCATCAGGTCGTCAAGGTTAGACTCCAACATCTCCACCAGTTCACTGCGCTTCGATGGCTTGAGCCATGACGGGTGTACCGTGTAGTGAACGTCGTTGAAATAAGCAGGAGCCTCACCTTCATCGAGCCATTGGTCAAGGGTGTGCTGCTTGTACACAACACGCACAAATGGCGCACGGTTGGGCAGCAACCCCCGTGCGCTTGAGGTCATGACCCGCACCCTATCGGGTGGGGTGATGCGCTCTCGTAGGCGCTCTTCGATTTCATATGCAATATCATTCATTCTGCTCTCTCCAATTCATCAAGGTATTTGTCTGTCACTGACCAAAAATCGCAATGCTCATGAAATGAACACCAGTTACATTTCATCAACTGCTGCTCCCACGGAAGCATGTTCCCCTCCTTGTCGCGCTTGGGCCTACCGAGCCACGGGTCGGGCGGGAAGTCCATGTTCACGTGAGCAGTAACGAGTTTCTTCAGTGCGTTCTCAACACTGGTGAGTGTACGTGTTTTGACTTCCTCGTACACAAGAGCGTTGCGTTCACCATCTTTCTCAGCACCACCGGGAAACTCCCATCCCCAATGAGAAATGGGCAGAAATTCAGCGTGTGGACTGTTGTTCAGGAACATCTGATAGAAGCCCATTTCCTTGCGCATCTTACTCAGACCACTGCGGTCCTTCCACTTGCCTGTCTTCAGTTCCATGAGTGCGAATGTACCGTGACCGGTGGGAAAGATGGAATCAATGAAACCCGACAGGTGAATGGGAATCGCTTCATCCTCCACTTCGACGTAACGGTTTGCGTGTACGTGTGCTTCAACTGAAGCAGGACTCCAGTTCTTGATACCACCTTGGACAAGACGTTGGTATTGCCATTCCAACCATTGGAGAATCTGCTCCGGCTCACCGAACTCGTATGGTTCAGGTGGTTCGGGAGTAGCATGAGTGTAAAACAATTCGCGGGCCTCTTCGGTCTTCCCGCTTTCGTAAAGGTTCACGACTTCTTCCTCGGCATTAAAATCAGCCCAAAAGAACTCAACGAAGTCGTGGACGTTAGAACCACGGGTCATGGCATCGTTCTGCTCTTCTTTGATACGTAGGAAGCGAGCGATGTAGTATTGCTGAGGGCACCACCCGTATGTACCAAGACTTGACTTGGAGATGCGGAGGATGGACCCATCTTGGTCGTTGGGGTTCCAGTCGTACCTGCTACGGCGGTACCACTCGGCCTCATCAGTGTGACCTGTTTCGGCCTCGTACTCGTCAATGGACTGGCGACTATCATCACCCGTAGGGTTCCACCTCATCGGTCTTTCACCTCGTCCATCAGACGCTCAACGTACACGGCAGCATCCATCAGTTCCTCTTGCAAGTGCTGAAGCCACGCGAGTAGGTCAAGGTCATCACGCTCCATCGTGACTCCGTACTTGGCTTTGCCGACATCTGCGCGGCTGCGAATCTTGGCGATGACGCGCTCTTCAATGGCACTCATCTCATCGCCTCACGGGTAGGGGGAACAGGCGTGTCTGCTCATTGGGTAGCGTGTCACCGAACTCACTGAGTTTGGTCTGTCGCGTTTCAACGCCACCGCAACACTGGCAGTAGCGCATCTTCGGTGCCTCCACTTCAGTTTGCATGACTCTCTTCCACAGTTTCCACTTCACTTCACTCACCCACCTTCACGTATGCACCCATTACAGTCTTGTACAACTGCGAGTCTTTGTCTGCATAGGCAATCGTGAAATCCTCACCCAACAGTGGTTGCCAGTGTTCATCGAACTGCTTCTTTGCATTTGCAAGCACAGTCTTGGCGAACACAACACCACGCTTGGCACCAACCGTGACCATGTAACCAATGAGTTGATTCATGTCTTGAGCGTTGAAGTTACCCTTCTTCACCTCAAACACGTACATATCCTCACCGTTCATGGCCGTCACGTCCATGCTGAGATTCGTGTCAGTTGACTCTTCTGTTTTCACATCACTCCACACCGGCTCACCGGTTGGTAGCGTTGACTCAGTAAGGCACGCTGCCAATCCATCTCGAATCAGTGACTCGCTCAGGTTGTCGTATTCGTTGTCGTTCTCGGGCGGATTGAAGAAGGCCGTAATCTTGTGCTCAAGAATGGCGGTAGCGATGGCCTCCTTGATAGCCTGCCATTCTTCGGTTTGTTGCACGTTGTCCTTCTTTGGTGTGGTCGGAACGTGTCCGTCCTTGACAATCAACTGCCCAATGAGGCGGTTCAACGATGTGTGATTCTTCGCCCTCCATTCGGTCAGCGGTTCATACGAGCGATGCACCACCACACGGTCATTCTGTACGATGTCAATGCCCCCTCCATAGGACAGTGGTTTCCATACACCTTCCTCGTCCTCAGCACTCATGCCGATGATGAAGTCAGCAACAATGTTCTGCGTAACAATTTCCTTCTTCAGCAGATGTACCTTCGTGCCAGTGGTTGGATGGAAGTAAGGAGGGTGAATGGGTGTGACCCTGACCACCTCGGCCTCTTTCTTCGCATTGAGAATAGGCTCACGAGTGGCGATGTCAAACTCCTGAATCGTAATCGTACCACCGTTCAACAAAAAGTTGCCATACCTGACTCCAAACGATTCCTTGAGGGCATTAAATCGTGAGGCTGCGAAGACATTCAACATCACATTCATAGAAATGTGTGTACCAGTGTGACTCCAAGGCGGAGTCAAACCGGCGTCTATGTGCAGGGTGTTCCCCTCATACCCTTCGACCTTGAAACAATCCACACCGTCGTAAGTCAAGATGAAATCCAAACCATCTGCGATGTTCATGTTACCGAAATACGCAATTGCACTCTTCATCCCCACACCGTGTTCATTGATGCCTTGGTTGGTTCGGGCACCAACTGCAAACGCCTCAGCGAGTTCACCCATCCTGATTCCATCGCCGTCATCAAACACACTGATGCAGTGGATTGCTCGCATGCCATCATTCTCGACAAGCAATTCGACACGAATGTTCTTCGCAGTAACAATTGCATTGTCAAGCAATTCATGTAAAGCAGTGTAAAATGTAAAACCGCTCTTCGACATCGTGTTTGCCATCTGTTCATTGTTGCTCTTCATCTCAATTTGTTGCTTCATCATATCACCACATTTTGACAGGCACACGACGTGCCGTGACTGCATCCAAGTCCCATTCCATGTTCTTGTACACGCTTTTCAACTTCGCACCAATCCACTTCTCAACGAGTATGGACCACGCAATGTCGTAGCCCTCGATGTCAAGCGGTTCTGCTTCATGATTCTGAATTGCTACTACGGGTGTAGCGGCATTGCCATCAGGTACGCCTTCGACATACACCCAACGCACACTGTCTCCCTTGCTGAAACGGGTACCCATGTATTCGTTAGCATAAATGGCTGCTCGCGCAGGGTTGGGTACACTCTTCTCGTAGGCACTCGGGGCCTTACTGATGCGACCTGATGAGGATGCATCGAGCACGTCCACCTCACCACGGTACACTTCCATGACCCTTGGTCGAAGTAATGCGTGTAGTTCCTCTTCGCTCTCGCCTGAGCCTACTGCGTACAGGGCTTCCTGAAGAATACCCTTGGCGAACGCCGGAGTGTTCGACGCCTTGAGTGCGTAACCGGTGACCTGCAACTTCCCGGCCTCGTCTTCAGGCCATGACTTCACACCGAAGTTTCTGTTCTTGGTGTCGGCAGTGAACCAGTACGGGAAGTATGCTTCTAATTCAACGTCAAGATACTTCATCCCCATTTCTTCTTGAGCCACTGCGGTCAGGTGTTCAGCCAACCACTCAGCCTTGTCGAATGGGACTTGAATGTAACATGAGTCGGTGTGACCTGCAAGACCGGGGTAACCCAGTTCTTCGCTCTTCTCAACGAGCATGGAACATGAGCGGCGTCCGAGGTAAGTGATAGACTCAGCAATGGGCTTAGACACCCATCCTCCCTGAAGCATCGAAAGCGCCGCCATGCCATAGATGGCGTTGACTGAAATCTTCACGGCCATCTGAAGCATGTCGTACCCCAGTGCCACATCAGGGTCATCTGCATCCTTCATCAGACCCTTGTAGTGCTTGCGAAGGTCGAGCAGTTCACGCACGACCATAGGGAGAATCCCCTCTTTGGATTGGTCCCAGTAGTACACACCGCCTGAGCCTTCGATAATCATGCCCTTGTTGTCCACCTTGGGTGGAACGTTGAGTGTGATTGTATTTTCGTTGGGTGCTTTACACAACGTCGTGTAACAAAGATTCGCTGAGAGAATGATGTTGGGGTACAGAGATGCGAAGTCAACCAAGGCCACACCTTCACGGCGTCCGGGGATAGGTTGCATGACCCACCCTGCTTCAATCTCGGGACGGTTCTCTTTCCACGTGCTCATGGCTTTCAGGTCCGTACGACGACCGACGAGGCCACGGAAGTAACGGCTGACGTTGTGAGTGCTTGCGAAGTCAATACCCGCTACCCGCTGCAACGCAAGGTGGAAGTCGGTGCAGTGCAACTTCTCATCACAGTCACGCAACAACGTGGTGTCCACCAAACAGTAGTCCACGAAGTCATCGTAGTACTCAGCCCAACCGTTGTGTACAGTCATGCCCTCAATGTCGTTGGTCAACTTACCTTCAAACCCGAGTGCCTTGGCGAACCAATCCAACTTGCGGGACTCAGCCTGTCCGCGTCCCGACTTCTGCCACACACCCTCAAACCCGCTGCCGCTTGTCCACGGAGCAGCGGTGTCGAAGCACAGTCGCCCCTTGATGGGTTGAGTCGTAGGGTTACCCATGATGTTCTGATAGCCCGTACCGGGCTTGGGTGGGTACATGATACCGAGTGGCGACATGTCCTGTGGAGTGTGCAACCTGTTGTACAACTTGGGCAGGTCAGCCCAGTGGCCTGCGTGCGCGATGAGCATGTCAGGGTCACGCTCACGCATGAAGCCCATGAAGCCGTCAAGCATCATCTGCTCGCTGATGAACGTACGTAGTTCGTAACCATCGTAGCGGTCAATCCATTCGGTCTTCGTGATGCTTTCAGCGTTAGACTCCTGACTCCATGCGAACACGACGGGGTGCTCATGGTCGGTGTCCACCACTGCAATGATTGTGATTTCACCGTCGCCACTCGTTTGCCACTCCATGTCGAAGTACCACTTGCGCGGGTGGAACTCAGGGAAGTCATCAACACCGGGGTACATGGTCAGGAGCACCTGTTCATGGTAAGGCAAATCAGCCTCATACGTCCACCGTGGGCACTTCTCACGAATCTCCCACAGGGTCTTCGGATGGGCAGTGGTCACCTTGAACAGTGGCTCGTCGTCCACACCTGTAGCAATGATACCACGATGAACAACGGCATTGAGGTTTCTCAAACGATTCAGCACCCATGTAGGTGCGGACTGTCGAACCCAACAGAAAGGCGTCACGTAGCCTTCGTCACCGGAGTACAGGTACTCTTCCTTCAGTACGCCATCAGACCCACGTGTACGTAGGTACAGGACTGGCGTGCTATCTGCCGGGTCGTCAAACCAGTCAATTATCACACATCTGCCTCCTGAATAATGATGAGTGTAGTGTGGTTCTGTTCAAAGACGAGAGGGGTATTGTCACCCATGTGTAGGCGAGTGCCTTCGTCGTCAAGGTATGCCAAGCATTCAGGCAACCACTCACCGAAGTGTGACTGTACCGTGGCCGGAGGACCGTCTGAGTCAATCACTTCGATGGTTGAGAAGATACGACCACTCGATGCCTTGCCTGCAACGATACCGAACTCACCTTCACCGCAGTGAATGCGAGCCTTGTACTGCGAGTCCTTCGCAATCAGACTCTTCATACCACCAAGGGCAATGAGGTCGGTGGTTATCATTGTAGCATGTGCTGAGAGTTCGTACTCACCGAACGATGAGTACCCCGAGTTCGCACACGCTTCAACGATGTTGCGAACGATGGGCGCTTTGTTGGCTGACTCAATGTCGTCGCTGCTTGGCAACTGCAACTTGTTTGAGCCTGATTCAATGTGAAGGGGCTTGGTGGGTGAGGTCTGCCTCAGCACCACGGTGTCGCCCTTCGCTGCCTTCAGGAACTTGGTCACCTTGTCCAGTGCGGTGATGTGCAGTGCGCCCTCTTGGTGTACGGTAGCAGGCTCGCTCTTGCGAACGTAGTAGTGGGCATACGCCACCTCCACGGCAATGCGGGCACCCGCAGCCATGATGCGCATATCCTTCAGCGCCTTCGGGAAGGACGCAATGAAGTTGCTCAACGCTTTCGTATCTAATTCAATCTTGCACATATCAATCACCTCGTAGTAGGGTGGGGAGAGAGGGGGGTAACCACACCCCCCGCCAACAACCACATGGGCCGAGAAACCTTCTCCCTCATTACTGGCAAACCACCCTACAATCATCGTTTCCGATGAGGAGCCTCACAGTTCCGTGTACAGTTCAGGCAAGCCGACCCACGTTGGCTCTTCACCTGCCTTCGTCGTGAACACGATACGCTCTTGGTCTTGGAGCGAAGGATTGGTCTTGCACTTCACGAAGCGAGCGACGTAGTTTGTACACGCCACGTTTCCGCTTTCGTCCATGACCTCCACCGCCTCCATGCGAATGATGTTAGGAATGTAGTTCGTCGTCTTCTTCTCCCAGTCAGGAGCGGCCTTGCGACCGGACTCAGGACCATAGAAGTTCCCGGTCATCTTCACGTGAGTCTCCCAGTACACCGACACGCCGAGCCGCACAAGGTCGCGCGACAACTGCGTGAGTTGGTGGAAGCGAGTGTTGCGAATAGCCCAACTCGACTGCGAGTCAACCTTGGCTGCACCCTGTCCGTCTGCTGCTTCGATGCCGTCAGCCGCGAGGCCGAGGTCCACGATGCGCATGTTGTTCGTACAGATTTCAAGCCACGAATCCACACCGCTGATGAGCACGCCCCACACGGGGTTGCCCTCCTTGACCTGCGCAATGATGAACTTCATGATGGTCATGACGCGCGAGTGTGTAGCGTTGTAGTCATAGGCCGTACGGTCGGTCGTACCCATCGCCCACGGGTTCCACGAAATGATGTTCTCATCAGGGTGGATAGCGGACGCGAGCATAGAAGACCCCATGTCGAAGTCAAGGGCATAGAGCACTGCGCCCTCTTCCTTGTTGGGGTCGTTGCGGAATGCATCCATGACGATGCCGGACTTGGCCGTACCATCCTCACCCCAAATGCCGACGAAGCGGTGCGTCTTGTTCTTCGCACCCTGAAGCAGTTGTTGCTCCTTCATCAGCGCGGCGAAGGGATTCAACCCTCCACCCTGTGGGGGTAGCGGCTTGTCCACCTTGCTCTTCGCTGCCTTCGCGGGCGCTGCCTTCGCAGGCTGCGCTCCGGGCTTCTCTTCCTTGTTGTCTGCTGCCATCTTCTCCCATGCACTCATTGTTTCACCTCAGTTGAACTGCCCCATTCCAGTGTCGCCACCCGTCGCTCGGCGGCGGGCACGGCGTGGGTCTGCGTACACACCCATGACGTTCATCTTGGGGGTAACGAGTCCATCGCGCTCCTTCAGCCCGACGCGCCCGAAGACGACGACAGTGGAACGTTCAGCGTAGTCGAAGCGGTCATCACCCCAACCCGCCGTGAACGGAGAAGTTTGGTCCCCGACGTGGCCGGGAATCCAACAGTCAATGTCACCGTGGATGGTGGACGACACAGTGAGGTTGTAGTTGTACCCTGCCGGGTCGTAGTCACTGTCGCGTGGGCTGCTGCTCATGCGAGACACAGTACCCTTCGTCATGAGCAAAGGACCGAACGTCATGCCGTTGCGGGTTTGCTTGCCGCTTTCGTACGCCTGTTCCAAGTCTTCAATTGATGTGAAGAATCCGTGGAGTTGAGGGTTAGTGAGGTACTGCATCGTACTCATGGGGAACTTGTCGTAGTCGTAGTTGGGCATGAAGTCACCGTAGGTAGCAAGCACGTCCTTGAACGCCTCGTTGCCACCTTCCTTCGGGGGCTTGACTGTGATAGTGCATGGGCGTCCGATGTCGAGGAGCATGTCTGCATTCTCTTCAGTCACGTCCACACGCCAAAGACCAACGCTTGCATTCTTCACGAAGTCTTCCTGCTCACCACCAAGGAACCAAGCATAGCGACCCATCTTCACGTTGGGAGTAGGGTCGCCGGAACGGTTGGTAAGTGCGAGCCATTGGTCACCGTGCTTGATGCCGTACGGTGGTGTCTCGGCTGCACCAAGAGACTTGGTAGTGGAAGCGGAGGTCAAATGCCACTCGCCATCCTTCTTCTCGTAAATGCCCATGCGACCGCTGCTCACTGCGTCCTCGGGGTCGTTGTCATACTTCCCAAGGTTCCACTTGATGAGGCCCTTCATTCGGTCAGCGAGGTTCTTGTCCTTGCCGACAAAGACACCAACCCATGTGGCGGAGTTGGCGTTGCTGCCACTTCCGGCACGGCGGGTCTGCACGAACATCTGCTCGGCCCAGTCAACGAGGAGGTCTTCATCCTCGCCCTGCCAATCCGAACAGGAGTATTCGTTTTCGATGTACGCAAGGTATTCCTTGCGAACTTCACCCGCACCTTTGCCTGAACGGTCAGCATATGCGCTGATGCGCTCAAGCACTGGCGCAGGTAGGTCGGTCTGCTCCGCTACTTGAGCGAAGGCGTTCGGTTGTTCTTCATCAGGTACGTCTGTGTATTCCATGTACTCATCCTCTTGTTTCCATGTGGTCATTGTTCCACCTCCTTCTTTAGACGCGCAACAAGCACGTCCACGAAGGAATGTGAACTGCCGAGCCATTCGTTGACTCGTTCAAACATGCCGCCCCACACGTAGGTCACGGCGAATGCGGTTTCAGGGTCGTCATCAAAGTGCCCACGCACATGCTGATGGAACTGCTGCATGAAGTAGTATAGGCTCGCAGCATTGTCCACCTTCGTAATCAGGTGTTGGCGTAGGCTATCCCATTGATTCGTCACAAGGTCGTTCCACCATTCATCATCCATGCTTGGTGCGGACACGTAGTGACGCAAGGAGAGTGGGTTGCGTGGGAGAGTTTCAAGGAACTGAATGGCGGAGCGCATGTCACCGTTGTGCATACGCATCACGTCTTCGTAGTGCTCTTCCCATTCAGAAGGCGCTCCGCATGACTCAAGGGCACGCAGTCGCTCGGCTCCTGACACGGCATCAATGGGGTCGAACACGTAGGTCTGACACCTGCTACGAATGGCAGGGATGATTTTGTCGAGGTTGTTCGCAGTCAGCACAAAGAGCACCTTACCTGCGTACTTCTCCATGATGCCACGCAGGGCATCCTGAGAGGT